GCCGCGTCCTGGTTCTGTGCGGCGGAGAGCCGGGCGCGCTCTGCGCGGGCCCCGGTCTCCACCTTGAGGCGGTCCAGGTGGTCCGCCAGTGCCGCCGCGTACGTCAGGGTCTCCGGGGACAGGTCGTCCAGACCGGAGACCCGCTCGAACTCCGCGTGTGCCTGTGTGCTCAGGTCCGCCAGTTCGCCGTCACCGATCAGGGTGAGGTCATCCGGGCAGGTGAACAGTGCCTCAGCCGCCATCGGTGGCCTCCCGCAGTCGTGGTCTAGTCAGAACGGACTATAGCCACGATCACGAGGAAAGCAAGGAAGTCGACCTTGGATTTGACCGGTCCGACGAAATCAAACCTGTGATTCGTCGGCAGAGGGTGCCGGAACGGGCTCGGGTGCCGGGTCGGCCGGGTAGCCGCCCACCGGGATCGGAGGGGGCGGAGGAGGCAGTTGATCATTGCAGGAGCACATCGTCAGTCTCCAGTCACGCGTCGGGCCAGCATCCGCATCACGCGCTGCATGGCCATCTGGTCCAGTTCCTTCTCCGACAGCGTAGCCGTCGGGACGGCTGCGCCGTGCGGGGCCACCGTCGGCTGCCCGGCCGCGACCAGCGCCATTACCTGCTGGCCGCCCGCCACCCGGGCCCGCATGCGCGGCACCGGGAAACCGGGGACGTTGACCGCCAGCAGCGCGACCAGTCGCAGCTTGCCGCCGATCGGCCGCCAGTCGCCGGACACCTGGCCGGACGCCCGCAGCGCCGCCACCTTGGCCGGGTCGGCGTCAGCCCGGATGCAGCCGGCCACCCAGATGCCGTGGCTGTCGTTGCCGGTGACCACGTCGGCCACCACGGTCCCGGTGTTGTCGTAGTGCTCTGCCGCCGCGCGGTGGTCGGCGTGCAGGCTGGCATGCCCGGTGCCGACCGTGATCTGCCCGACACCCTGCACCACGGCTCCGTTGTCACAGAGCACGGTCCCGGTGAGGTAGTAGTCGTGGTAGGACTCCCGGGGCGGCTGGACGCAGGTCCCGCTCATCCCGATGTGACAGGTCCCGAAGAGGGCGGCGTGCCCGTAGATCCGGCCCGACGCGTCCACGGTGACCGGGGTGGGCAGCGACAACTGGGGGTTCTCGAACCAGTCGGCAGCGGGCATGAACGCGGCGGCGTGTGCCACCACGGCCCGCGCCGCGGCCTGCTCGCCCTGCGCCCGCGTCCACTCCTGGAGGTCCATCACGCCGCCCGCGGTGACCGCTCCGTCCGCGTCCGTCAGAGCGATGTACGCCTCTGCGAACGCGGGGATGTCGCAGAGCGTCGCGGCGGAGATCCGGCCCGCGTTGTATATCTGCTTCTCCGGCTGCGAGAACAGTAGGTCGAACATGTCGGGCTCGCCGCTGTCGCCCCCGCCGTTCGGGTCCTCCGGCCAGACGTACTCGATGTCCGCCGCCGTGATCGAGTCGGCGTCGATCGACACCCCGCGCAGGAAGTTCCCCTTGACCAGCTCATAGGCGCGCTGGCCGTCCGGCTCCGCGAGGTTGAACACCCCGGTCCCGAGCAGCTGGTTGCCCACGCGCTCGATCGTGTCGATCCGGCCGACGTTGACCGCCACCGTGTGCGGTTCCCCTCCGTGGCTGTCTTCCTTGTTCCAGCGCAGCGGCACCGGCAGGTCGCGCCAGGTGAGCGCGTCGGGGGCGAACTCCCTGCCGTCCCCCGTGGTGATGCCCTCCACCGCCAGCACGCCGTTCCACGGCGCGGTCTGCGCCCCGGCCGGGATCTCCGTCCCGGGGGCGGCTGCCGCAGAGGCGGTTCCGGGCTTGACGCACTTGCCGGTCTTCGGGTCCAGCTCCAGGAACGGCGGGCACTTGGCGGCTGCCGCGGCCGTGGTCGGCATGACCGGCACGCAACCGTCCCCGTCGTCGTCCGGGCACCAGCCGTCCGGGCAGGCCACCGTGTCGCCCGGGGTGTAGTCCGGCGGCAGGCACCCGTCGTGATCGGGGTCCTGGGACCAGCCGGGCGGGCACTTCGGCTGTGCCGGCGCGGGCATGGCGGGGTCCATCGCCGCTTTCAGGCTGTCGGGCACGGGTTCTCCGATGCTGCTGTAGTGGCTGCGCAGGTGCGCCTTCGCCTTGGCGACGGCCGCCGGGTCGTGGCCCTTCAGCGCGCCGACCCGTCCGGCCGCCGCTGCCAGGCCGTCCCGGTTGAGCGCGCCGCCGGGGTCGTGGTGGGGCAGGAAGCAGCGTTCCTTGACCGATCCGGTCCCGGGGTCGCAGGCGGCTGCCGCCTCGCGGTACTGCGGGTCGGTGAAGCGGGAGGCCGCGCCGTCCCAGGCCAGCTCCGCCACGTCCGGCGATTCGAAGTGCTCGCTGTCGTCCGGGCAGGTGCCGCAGGGTGCCTCGCCGGTCATGGCGTTGCGCCGCAGCCGCTTGTCGCGCTTGGTGCCCTGGTTGGGCTTGCCGCCCAGCTCGGTCGCTGTGGCCATCGCTGTCTCCTCCGCCGCTGCCGTCATGCCCTGGTCCCAGGTCGCTACGAGCATCCCCCGGCAGTTCCCGCCGCCCAGGCAGTCCACGTACCCGCCGCCAGGGTAGGCCGTATCCGCGTCGTCCAACGACGAAAAGGTCTTCCCGTCGATCTGACGACAGGGTTCGCACACGCGATCATCGATCACTTCTGTAGCCGTGTACATGGCAGACGGAGCAGCGTCCAGCACCGCCCGCTGCCCGGCCGCCTGCGCCTCGGACAGGGCCGCGCCCAGGCCCTCGCGGGCGAACGCGTCGGACAGGTCGGCCAGGGTCTGGTCCACCTCGCTGGCCAGCCGGATCCCGGAGAACACGCCGGACAGGGCGGTCGCCTTCCGCTTGGCCGAGTCGACCAGCCGGGACGCCTGGGTGGTGGCCGTGGTCCGGGCAACCAGGCGCATCTTGGAGGCACGGCTGAGCGCGGACGCGGTCAGCGGCCCGTCCAGGTCCCAGGGCGGAACGATCACACCCTGCTGCTCCGCCGCCCGCTGCTGGGCGCGTCCGGCCGCCATCGCGGCGGCCTCCATGCGCCGGTACAGCAGGTCGGCCGCCGCCGCCGTGTCCACCCGCAGGCCGTCCACGCTGTCGGCGGTGCCCCCGACAGCCAGCTGGGTGCGGATGGCGGTACGCCAGTCGGCCTGGATCCCGGACCAGTCCCGCATCAGCGCATCCACGTCCGCCTTCCAGCCCCGCTGGTGCCCGGCGAAGTCGATCCGGCTGGCCACCTCCACCGGGGTCAGCGCGCGCCGGAACTCGCCACGGTGCGCGGCTGCGGCGGTAACCGGCTCAGACAGCGGGATGTCCGTGTTCTGGTCGCCGAAGGAGACCCGGATCCGGTCGAACGTGACGGGCCCGTTGCGCTTCTCCAGCTCCCGTGCCAGCGTCAGGTCGTCGGTGTAGGCGGCGCATATATGGGCGATCCAGGGGCTGTGCTGGGCAGGGGGCGCGTCGTCTGGCTGTTCGTGCATGCTCTCCAGTGCATCGCAGACCAGTTGGTGCACGGTGTCCAGCGGGCAGTCCACGGCGTCCGCGTCGGGATCGTCGCCGACCGACCAGACCCAGGACGGCGCCTTGCTCCCGGCATTCCAGTGCGCGATGCCGAAGATCCGGGACTGCACCGGTCCACCGAACAGCCCGGCATGGGCCATGGCGGTGAGGTTGGCGGTCAGCTCCGATCGCATGTGCTCGTCCCAGACCGCGGCATCGCCCCCGAGGAACCACAGCGTGCAGTGCAGCTCGGCAGCCGCCTCGCCGCCCTTCAGCGCGAGGCGCTTGGCGTCGGCCGCCGTCGGCATGAGAGCGATCATCGCCCCGCTGTGGGCGTCCGTGCTGGCGTCGAACTGCGCCCGGCGCCCGTGGGCGTGCTGGACGTGGTGGCCGCGCTGGTGGAGTTGCTCGGTGTCTCCCCGGAGCGACTCCCGCCACTCCGCCAGGGTCTGCTCGGACGGCCCGATCCGGGACAGGTACGCGTCCTCAGACATGGGCCTGCCCGTTCACCCGGTGCGGCCGGAGCACGGTGGACACCATGCCGGAGGTGTCCAGGAACGGATCCTGGCCGTCGATCCGCAACCGCTGCTGGCCGAAGGTCCCGGTGTCCATGCTGCACAGGTACGTGCCCGGGAGTCCGGGGACGGCCTGCGGCGCGTCGAATGTCACCGCCGTGGTGAAAGGGCAGCTG